AGAGTCCATATGAGACTCCGCCGTCGATGTACGCCTGATTGATCAGGGCGCCCGCGTGCGACGCCTCAACGCCATACGCTGCGCTCACGTTGGCGACGCGCTTTAGGTGCTTTTCGAGGTTTTCGAGCGGCACGGTTGCGGCCAGCGCGGTGACCGCGATCTGTGCACCGTCTGCCATGGACAGTGCCGTATCTTGCACACCCTTGGACACCTGCGCCATCACGGCCTCGACGTCGTAGCCCAGCCCTTGGAACTGGCCGCGCGCCGTGTCGATACCGACCAACCGCTGAAAACCCAGGGTCGCGACGAGCCCGCCGACGGCGGTAGCCGCACCCAACGCCGGCAAGGTGATGCTCGACGTCAGGCGACCGCCCACGGCGGTGATCTGGGCGCCGGCCTCCTGCCACCGCGTCCCCATGCTCTGGAGATGCCCACCAATGATGGGCAGAGCGGTGCTGATTTTCTGGGTCGTGGTGAGGGTCGACTCGGCAGCGGTCCGGTAATCGCGTGATGCGACGTCGGCGGCCTGCTGCGCGGACGTGACCGCCTCGTATGCGTTGGCGGCGCGGCTGCTGGCCTCCGCCGATTTGTAGCGCAGTCCATTTAGGTCTGCTTCCGCCTTCGCCAACTGGCCGGCGGTCGCGGTCCCGCTGGCGCGCAGGGCTTCGAGCTTCTCCTCGGCCGCGAGAACCGCAGCATTCGCCTTGCCCGACGCGAGCTGAGCTCGGGCTAGATCGTTCTGCGCGGCACCGAGCGCGTTGGTCGCCTTCCGCTGGCCCTCCAGGGCGTCACGGATGGGCGCGTTAAAGGCCGCGTCCAATTGGGACCGTAGGCCCTTGTTGACGCCTTCGGTGATCTGACCGCCGATGCGGGCACCAATCGGGGTGACGTTCACCCCACCGATGGCTGACTCGATGTGCTTCTGCGCCCCGCGTAGGGAGGGCACGATCGTTACGTACGCATTGGCCAGTTCGATGGCCATATGGATGCCCTCCAGCGCCGCGCCTTCGGGGGATGGGTGATCTGGTTGCTTTCGGTTACCTTGGGTGCGTGGAAACCCAGAACGAAACCCAGAAGTTGAGTAAGGGCGCTAAGTGGACCCTCGGCGTCGCGATTTTCCTTGTCCTTGCAGTGATCGGCAGCTTCATGCGAAGCGGCGACGATGACGCGTCAGCGAAGGATGATCCGACGCCGACACCGTCAGCGACAACCGAAGCCGCCACAGAGGACGAACCCGCCGAGGACAAGTTCGCGATCGATGAACTCGACGGAGTCGTTACCGTCACGTTCGCCATCGATGACGGGTTTACTCAGAAGTCCATCGCCTCGGGCGCTAAACGGGATACCCTCGACGCGCTCCGGCTGGTCGTCGAGGAGTACCCGGATTTTCAGACGATCTTTATCTACGGGACATTTCCGGTGACTGATCAGTACGGCAATGACGACCCCGCAGGGGAGATTCTGTTTCTCACCTATCAGCGGGCCACGGTCGACCTGATCAACTTCGACGGCATCGACCCGGACAACATTTGGGATATTCGAGACGGGGGCCGAATCGACCCCGGTCTAGAGTCCTGATCACCTGCGCCGCAACGACAACAGCCGTTTGACCTCATCAATGGGCCGGGAGATCGCACCCGCGAACTTGCCTTTCTCGCGGGGTTTGCGCCGGTCATCTCCTGGCCTAGGAATCGGTTTAGGCCGATTCCGGTTGCGTTTCGCATCCTTCGTTTTCGCCCACACCAGCCACCTGAGACTGTCCGCGATGACCGCGAGCAGATACTCGCTCACGCCCCAACGGGACCGTTCCGGCTCTTTCGCGCGGATCAGCGCGGAATCGACAGGGGAGTGTCGCACGATCGCCCGCAGATCAGTCCATGTGAGACGTTCCGACCCGAGATCACGGAGCCGTAGGCCCATGGTGATGAGGTCGTAGGCTATGGCCTCGCCGTGCTCGTCTAGGAGCTGGTCGAGGCCCCAGATTCCCCCACCGTGATCTCGTCACCGTCAGGCTGGACATCATCGAACTTCGCGACACCGGCCCGACTGATGATTGCCTTGCACTCGCCGAGGTCGAGGTCGTCGAGGGCCGATGGGGTGAGGCTCGGGATCATCAGCGCGACCACGTCCCACAGCGCCTCTAGGTCCTCACCCTGGAGTTTCCCGAGCAGCGGCTTGAGCTTCTTCGCCTGCTTGCGCTTCATCCGGTCGATGTGCGGGGCGGGGTATTCCTTGCCGTTGATGGTGATGGTTTCGCTCATGGTCCGCGCCTTTCGTTCGCCGCGTCAGTAAGGGGGGCTGGGCCAGGCGCGGCTTCCGTTATGCCCAGCCCCGGTCTATGTGGTCGGGAGCAGCCCCGGACCCGGATATGCATCCAGGCCGGGGGCTACGGGTTTCCCGGGTCGTCCAGGACCAATTCGCCGATGTACTCGTAGGCGGTGTTTCCGGCCTCGTCGGGGAAAGCCCCCAACGTGACCTCATAGCCGATCGCCTCACCATCGACATAGGAGACATCGCCGACCTCGTTGATCATCGCGTTCGGGACGACGATGCGCTTGACCTTGCCGCCGGTGAGCAGAATCTCGAACACGTACATGCGTCGCGGCAGCTCGCTCGCGTTGTGGATGACGGTTATGTCACCGGTCACGTCGTCGAGAGAGACGTTGTCGGGTCCGTACACCTCGGCGAGAACCAGCGCGTTGGTCTCGATGAACGTGAAGGTGAAAGTCTCGCTCCGCGAGGTGCGGACGGTCAGGACGGTGTCGCCGCCCCACGCGACGATGTCCTCGGTGTCGGTCTCGATGCCGTTCACGAGACCGTCCTCGGAGACGTAGCCCAGGCCGACGATCTCGGCAGGCAGAGCGCTCCGGCAGTCGGTCGGCGGCTCCGCAGTCGGTGGCCCGGCGTGGATGCCTCCGGCGGCCTGTGGTTTGCCCACGCTGACGTTGCGGGCGTCGGGGGTTGCCATGGTGTGGTGTCCATTTCGGTCGGCGCCGCGCCTCGTTAGTGGACAGTGGTTATTTGACGGTGACCAGCTCGATCGCGATCTGATACCGGGGCCGGCCTGGTCCCTCCAGGTCGGGGAAGTTATGCACCGAGACCACGCGGATGCGCCCGATCCTCGGGTGCGCGATGAACGCGCGGATCTCCTCGGCGACCAGCTCCGCCAGCCGCGAGGCTTCGTAGCGGGTCTCGGCCCACACCTGTACCGCGATCAGCGGCAGGTCACGGACCAGGTCCCGAGGGCCGCCGGTCCGCTCGACGGTGACGAATCGGATTGGCCTTTCGGCGGGTACGTCCATGAACGCCTCCAAGCCCTCACCGGTGACGGCAGGGCTGGAGTTCAGTAGTTGCACGAGCAGCGCCTCAACCATCAGCGCCCCCGGTCAAGGTTCTTCAAGATGGTGTTGTTGCGCTGGTTGTCGCGCATGGCCTCAAACGACGTGGTCTTGACCATGCCGTGGACGCGGTTCCGGCCGACCTGCACGTCCGCCTCGTAGCCCTCGCCGCACGCCTCCGCGACACTGTCGACGCGGCCCTGAATGTCGGCGGATATCTCGTCTCCGCGCAGTAGCGCGCGAGCCGCGGCATTGTTCATGCGGACCCGGACCTTAGCCACGGACGTCTCCGATCTCGACCGGCATCCACCAACGCGTTGGCGTGTTCGCGAGCGTGTACGGCGCCGGTGAACCGATGACCTCCAGTGGATCGCCTCCGCGTACCCGAATCGCCGCCCCACGCAGGTCGCCCGCGTAGGGCTTCGGGAAATGCAGATTCCAACGCACCTCGACGCCGTCGGGTCGGGTCGCGTCGAGCACATCGGCCCTCGGTCCCGGAGCCACGAGAACGTCCGAGACATCCTCGGCCTGGTCCTCATAGATCGGGTTGTTGCCGGGATCGCGTCCGACCTCCACGCGGTGGATCACGGTCACGGTCTCACCCCGCATCGCGGCCCGCCAACGGATCGATCACGAACGCTTTCGGCCGTCCACAACCGAGCGCCCGCTTCTCCTGCGTGGTCAGGTACAGGTCACCGTGGGGATTGACGGGTTTAAACGTCTCCTGGTACGGCCCAGCGCCCAACTGGTAGGACTCGGCACCCTGCGCGGGAGACTGGTCGGCGGTCATGGCGCGACGGACGATCGAGCAGACAACACGGCGTTTCGTCGCGTCCGAGGCGGTCGCCGCCGCCGGACACACCTCCACCATGTACTGACTCGCGTCCAGGAGCAGAACCTCAGCGGTCGCGTCGCTGCCTATCGGCATGTCCGGCCACCGCGCCCGAAGGTCGTCGACGGTCGCGAACGGTTCCGTAACCTCCACCATGGATACCTCCTACGTGGTGGGGGGCCGAACGGGTCGACCCCCCACACTGGTTACGGGTTCTCCAGCGCGTCAATCCGCGCCGCCAACTCCGCGAGAATCGCTTGAACGTTGGTCGCGGTTCCGGGCGCGATCGCGGTAGCGGTCACGGTGGTTGCGGTGTGGGTGTGGTTGCCAGCCGCCGCAGTAGTCGCGGTCGTGCCGATCGCGCGGACCGTCGCGGTTCCGGCCGCGCCCGCCGTCAGGCGAGCATCATTACCGGCGACCGCGTCGGTCGCACCGGTGCCAATGACGGGCGGGAACGTTGACGGTTTCCCCGTCACGGATGCCCACGTGGTGGGGGCGTCGGCCACGTCAGCAGCCGCCGCGATCCCCTCCTCGATGTGCATCAACGCCTCGGCTGACACTGGGGTGGTTGTGTCGGGGGAGTTCTCCCACGTCTCGTGGTACTTCTCGTATGCCATGGGGTTCAGACCTCTTCTGGTGTCGGGAGCAGCCCCGGACCGGGGTAAACGTCGAGTCCGGGGGCTACGGGTTTCCCGGGTCGCCGCCGACGGTGAGCTTTCCGTGCTTGCGCTCATTGCCGTAGCGCAGGCCAATCTCTCCGTAAATCTGCACTTTGTCGCTCGCGCCGGTCTTGGCCAACGGCTCCGCGAAGAAATGCCCCTTGCCGGGGATCTCCAAGAAGGCCGGCGACAGCTCTTCGAGGCTCGCGACCACCAGCTGATCGGCTGGCATGTACCGGTTCAACATGATGTTCGCGCGCCCGAAATCGGTCATGAACGTCTGCAACGAGACGCCGCCGACATTGCGAGTTTCCTCGGTGTAACCGGCGTCCTTGATGAAAATCTTGGTGAGCTGGCGCTTCAAGGCGGGGCCGACGATGACCGTACGGGTCTCGGACTCCTGGATGCCGCCGTTCTCCCAGACCATCTGGAACAGGTCAATCAAGACCTCCTCGGTCAGCTCGGCGGCAGTGTCCACGTTGGTCTCGATCGCCTCCAGCAGGCCCCGCGTTTTTCGCGGGGTCGTGTTGTCGGTTGGCGCCTGGTACTCACCCACGATGAATGTGGACTCAATGTCACGCGCAATCGACTTGAACTCTTGCGTGAGCTGCCACGCGAGCTCGTCGGCGGGGATGATGGTGGACCCGATGGTCACGACCTCTTCCCCATCGGTGTTGCGCTGGCGGTTGGCGCCTTGCTTGGTGTAGGACACCGACACGGCTTCCTGGTGGATCTCCAGGACGTTCCGCGCGCTGAACCGAACGCGGGCCTCACCGGCGGGCGCGTCGGCGCCCTCCAAGCGCTGACGCTCGGCGTCGGGATCGCGGAGATCGTAGCCCTGCCACTCGAACAGAGTGGCGCCGACGGAGGTTCCGCCGGTCAGGCCACCGATGCTCGACAACAGGGGCGTGTCTTCTGGGCTGGCGTTGAAAAGCTCGCCGACGTAATTCGGCAAGTTGTATGTGGTTCCCATACCGGTGATTCCGGGCATGGTTCAGTTCCTCTCTATGCTTTGGTGCTCTGCGAGAGCAGTTGCGCCTTCAACTGACCGGACAGGGCATAGTTGCCGTCCTTCTCGGCTGCGGCGATCAGCTCCGGGAGCGATGCAGTACCGGGGTTCCCCGGCTGTGTACCGATGGCGGGCACGGCGTCGCGCTGCTCCTGCCCCTTCATGAGCGCGGCGACCTTCGCGGCCTTCGCCTCGATGACATCCTCTGTCGCGCCGTCGATCAGATCGAGGTCGTCGACGGGGATGCCGTGCTTGAGTGCGGCGGTGAGCCGCATGTTCTCGATCCGTTGAGTCTCAACCGCTTCGGTGGCCTGTCGCAGGTCATCAGCGGCTTTCTCCTGTTCGGACATTTTGGTGCGTTCAGCCTCACGCTTCAGCTCGGCGAGCTGCTTCTCTGCCTCGCGGCGGGCCTTGCGCTCGTTGTCCAGGGCGCGTTTCCCAGCGTCGCCGAGGGCGGTCTCGTCGCCCTGGTCGGTGGGCTGCTCGGTGTTCTCCGGCTGCGTGGTGTCCTCTACGCCCTCGGGCGCAGTGGTTTCCGTGTCCGTTACGCCCTCGGTCGCCGATGGCAATGGCACATTCATGGTTCATCCGTTCCGCCCCATCGCGGGGCATCAGTGGTCATGGACGGCGTCACTGACGTCGTCCGGAAACAACCGCCGGAGTTCAGCGGCAATCGCGGCAGGGTTCTCACTGCCGGAGGTTCGGCGTGCGGCCTGGTACATGTCGTAGAGCCGGTCGGGGTCGTAACCCTCGATGTGAGCGTTCTGCCTGTCGAATGACATGACGATCTGGCAGTCACAGTCGTCGTGGTAGTCGTTTCCAGCGCGGCCCGCTGCCTGCTTCGTGTGGTAGACGAACCCTCTACTTGCGAGCATGAGACAGAACGCGCACGTCACGGCTCCACTCGGGACGCGTGCAGCTCTGGGCCGGGCCGGGTCGATGAACGCGTTACGCGCCACGGTTTCCCGCGACGAATAGGTGATGTGGCGCTGTAGCGCACCGTTCAACAGGTCGAGAGTGTGCAGCGGGTCATCGCCCCACAGTTCACCCGCCGCCCACCTGACGGACCCGCGAACGGCGTCGACGTCTGGCAGATCACCGGGTTGCGCGTAGAACTCCCCGCCCACCTGCGCCCGTCGAACCTGTTCGTACCACTCCGCCGCTGCGGTGGCCGCGACGTCGCCGAACTCGTCGACGAGGACGGGCACGACTTCGAGGAGGCCGTCACGCACCCGCTCGGGCGTGGACAGGTCGATGGTGCCGAACCATCCGGCGAGTTCCTGTTGAGCCAAGGCAACCGCGCGTTGGGTGGCCGTGCGCAGCGCCGACACTTGGCCGGCGGTGGTCACTGGTCCTCATCCTCAGGCGCCGCATCCGGGGACGGCACCGCCTCGGCGGGAACTTCGGGGCGGGTGAGCCGGTCGAGGACGCTCGCCGCGTTGTTCCGGCGCTTCTCGGCGATGGCTTGGCGGATCATCGGCTGAGGGATTCCCAACAGGCGCATTCCCACCTCGGTGCCCTGGAGTTCAGCCGCGGTCACTTGCTTCATCCCGGCGTCGGCGAGTGCACCGGTTGATGCGCGGTCGGGACGGCGCCACAGCAGTTGCATCTTGGCGGCCTCTTCGGGCCGCTCGGTGGTGCGGTCGCGGATCATGACGGCGTTCTCGAACATCCGCCGGATCACGTGACCATAGACGCGGTGCTGCTGCTCGACGAGGAACACCACGTCCTCGCGGGCAACGTTTTTCGCGTCGGCTGATTCCGGGTTCGCCTGCGCGACACCCAATGACCCCAACGGGACACCAGTGTGGCCGGAGAACTCCGAGGCGAGCTGACGCATGGTGGCAATGTGGGGTTCCGGGGACTCGGCGCGGATCTGGTGAAGCTCGGGCACCTCGCCCTCCTCGTCGCGGCCAAGCGCGTTGAACCGCCCCATGTACCAGTCCCACAGCGGGACCGGTTCCCCCGATTCGTCCTCGAATGAGTGTTTGTCGGCGCCCAACATGATCAACTTCATTGCCGAGAACAGTTCCGAATGGACATCGAGACGCGCCCCGGTTCTGACGGCGCGGTCGGTGATGGACATGACGCGGCGGTCAATCCTGGCTCTACCGAATGGCCTATCGAGGTCTGGTTCGGTCGGCATCACGTCCAATGTGACTCGGCCGATCCGGTTCGCGATCCGTCCGCCCCACGGGCTGACGAACCACGTTCCCGATGCCTCCTGCCGCCAGATGTCCCAGTACCACTCAGGCGTGATCAGGGTGACGTGCTGGGGGCGACCGAGTTTGTCCTTCTCGTGCACCAACAGTCCGGCTTTCAACGCGCGGCGTCGGCGGTCCCACAACCCGGTGGCGTGCAGGGCACTGTGGAACTGCATCATCACCGGTGGCTCGCCCGACTGGGTGTCTCCCGGCGTCACGGAGGCGAACCCACACGAGTACGCCATGGATGACCTGATGGCCTGCGGTAGTTCGATGTCAAACTGATTATCGAGAAGGATCGACCCGAGTTCCATCGGGTCCTCCTGGCCGTCCTCACCGAGGATGCCGTCAAGGATCGTCCGGTTGGCCGGTTCGGATACCGCCTTGATCGGCCAGCCCATCACCACGTCGAGCTGCTCGCGCAGCGTCGGTGGAATGCTGACCTGTAGGTCCTTCAGTTTGTTGCGGCCGTCGAGGTACACCAGGCGCTCAATGTTGCGCGGCACCTTGCGTTGCCACTGCATCCACGCCTCATCCAACAGTTGTTGATCCGAGTGCGGGAGCCCGGCGACTTCGGGCGCACGGCTCCATATGCCGATGGTCATCTCATCACCACCCCTCGCGCTCGCTCACCTGGTCTACGTTTCGTTGTCTTCGCGCCCCAATGGGCGAGCGTCGCGGCGTCGAGCGTCACGACGGTTTCCCCCTCCGGGGCCTCCCAGCCGAACCCGCCGCCGCTGCCGATCTTGCGCTTTACCGCCGAGGTCACTTGGTCCGTGAACGCCTGAATGCCGGGCTGCGAGATCGTGCCAGTGATCACGCCCTGCTCCAACATGGAATGTGCAGATAGGACCTGATCCAACGTCGGCGTGAGGATGAGGTGTTTGTTACGGACACCCCGCGCCCGTAGAGCCTCGATGAGGTACCCGACGCCCGCTTTGCCGTCGATGACGATTTGCGCCGCCGATGATGCTCGGTCGACCAGTTCATCCACCAGCCACTCGATGCCCTCGCCGAGGTTGGCTTGCCGGATCGGGTCGAGGTGGATCGGCCCGTCGTCCGGGCGGTGCGCGGCGACCAGGGCAACGCCGGAGCCATCCGCCGAGAACTTCACGCCGTACGCGGTTCGGCCCTCGCGTGAGAGTGGAGCCTCAAGGGCGTTCCACGCCGCGGCTTTGATGGCGCGCGGTATGCCGACTTCTTCGTCCCAGATTCCGAGGGCTTCGCGCCGGAAACTGTCGTCCGATCCGAGTAGCTTCCGCATCCGCTGAATCGCGGCCTCGGTAGTGCGGTGAGGATAGGACGGGTTCGCGCGTGCGAGCTGTTTCCGGTCGTCTGACGCCGCGTCGGCGTCGGCGGAGAATTCGACGTAGACGGTGTCTTCGTCGCCTTCAAGGGCGCGCTGTCTCGCGCCGGCGAACACGTCGCTTGGGTCCTTTGGGCGCGGTGGCGTTCCCATGAGGAACACGAGCCCGTTCGGTGCCGCGTTCGTCGCGGGAACCATGTCGGACATGGCGTCCTCACTGAGGATCTGCGCCTCATCCAACACGAGAATGTCGACCATCGCGAACCCTCGACCGAACCCGGATTCGCGGGCTCCGAACATGATCCGGCTGCCATTCACGAATGTGACTTCTTGCTCGCCGTTGGCCGCGCGAACGTTCTCGACGTACGGCGCGATCGACTTACGCCGCGACATCGCTTGCATCTTCTTAAACGTCTCGTTGTGCGTGCGCGTCCGGTGCGCCGTCCAAATCACGGTGAGGCCAGGAAACAACGTGCACAACGCGAACACCAACGCCGCGATCAAGTACGTTTTGCCGACCTGACGCGGGATCGAGAGGACCACGCCACCGATTCCCGCCGCGTACAGTCCACTATCCCGCTTAGACAATGCCAGGCGCGCAACGCCCTGCTGCCACCCATCGAGCGGCATACCGAGCTGGGTGGATCGACGGTGAACCGGTGCGAACCCTGTCGAGACGATCCCCTCGGGAATCACGACATGGCGCGCGAGTTCAGATAGCTTCCGCTGACCATTCCTCATCGGAGGTGTCCGCGTCATGCGTCGCCTCCTCATCCGCTTGGCGTTGCAGTGCCTCGATCTCGCGGGAGATCTCGACCTGACGCCGAGTCAGTGAAGCGAGGTCACGAGGCGGAGTGTCGTCGAGGTCGAGGACGCGCGCGATACGCCGCCGCATCATGATTAGCTCGTCGAGACGGGTGCCGTTCTCGGTCGCGTCGAGAATGCTGGTGATCTTCTTCGGCCGCGGTGCCCGTTCGCCGGGCTGTACTGCTCGAAGCTTGCGTTTGGCCATCGCGGCCTCCTGCTCACTGTGTGTGGGAAAAACTGCGGGGGGAGATTTCGCTATGCCACGGGGTACGGCCGATCCGGGGGCCGGGGGG